TCTCGGCTGAGGGAGTTGATGGCACGCGCATTGTTGCGCGTGTAAGTGCGCGCAGTGCGGCGCTTCTTAGGGACGGCAACCTTTTTGCGAGCAAAACGCTTACCACCAGTACGGCGCATAGGGCGACCGCGTCCGTACTTTGACATGCGTCCATAGGGCATCCTGTGAGCAGACCCGGCCTGTTGGGGGGGTCAGCCGCCGCACCCTTATAGCGGCGTGCGGATGCCACTGAAATTTTTGGGTGCAAAATTTTTTTTAGGCGCTGCGCTGTAACACTGAAAAAAAATTTTTACTATATATTTATTCTTAACCAACTGGAACAAGTGGAACATTTTTTTTTTCAAAAAAGTCAACTTAGCGAAAAGTCGAAATTCTGGAGCCTACGGTCTACAATGGTCCAACATTTCCACCGATCGCGGCTCAAAAGAGACAGATCGGGTGCGATATTGCTAAAGACCCAAATCTGAGGGGAGTCAAACCACCACTCCTTGTACTGGTAGCGGGTGTCGTACACCTTGCCCTTTTTGATCTGCTCGATGGCGGTGTACAGGCCGCCAAGCTTGCGCTTGTCCATGGCACGGGGGAGATCGACAAAGACGACCTTTGGGTCGCGAATCTCCCTGGAGATGAAGATGTCGGCTACAGACTGGATGAGCTTCTCAGCGTCGTTCATGGGAGGCAGGTCAATGCCACGCTTGTGCAGATCCATGAGAGCGGCGATCACCGACTTGCCATTGTTGCCAGACTCGTCGTAGACGAGGTTGATCGTGCGGGGGTCGAATTGGTCGGCAGAGTCCCAGACGTCCTGCTGCCAGTAGTAGAGGGACTGCTCAAGGCCACGGTACTGGCGTGGCACATAGACGGCCGCCTGCTCGTCCTTGTCAGTCCACGGGCCGTCGATGCGGGTGTCCAGCTTGAGCGTGTACATGGCTTCGCCCATGGTGCTGTTGGTGGAGGATGGGGTCAGGTGGATGTCCCTGAGGTGCAGCTGGTCAAACAGCTTCTTGAGCTCGCTGAGGCGTCGCTTCTTGTACAGGGAGCCGCGTCCCTGGTAGTGGACATAGCCGGTGTCGCCCTGTTCCTTTTGGAAGGACCACTTCTTAAAGAGCTGCTTGAGGCATGAGATGAGTTCGGTGGGGACGCGGTCCCCAGCGGGGAGGGTCCAGTCCCAGACGGCGACTGGCTGGGTCATGGTGACAGGACGGTGACAGGACGGTGACACGGTGGACCTTATAGCGGACGACGGACGCAAGCCGCAATCGCGGCTTGCTGGCGGGTGGGAATCAAGGGGTGACGCGCATCGACCCTAACGGGTCGCGCCACACCACGCGGCGTGAGACACGGACGGAGACTGCGTCTCCGATGGCTCCGGTAATGTCGTCGGTCGAGATGATCATCCAGAGCGGGCTGTCAGGACTGATCTGCAACGGGCCAAACTGGCCATCGCGGGGTGCGGCTTGAGGATCGTTGGGCGTGTTCGGAAGCGTCTCTCCTTGGAACTTCATCTTCTTGGGGTGGATTGTGAACCGGTGGTAGAAGATATTGCCGGTCGTGCCTTTCGTCTGGTCGTCCGTCTTGGTGGAATTGATGAACATCGTCCTGCCCAATTTTTTATACTCCCGCATAAAAACCGGGTTCAGACGGTTGATGGTCGGATCCGCAAGATTGCCGAGATGCTTGAGGCCGGTTGGCAGGACGAGGACGTCAGAGGTGCTGGTGCCTGGAATGAGCGTGGACGCCTTGGCCTGGAAGACCTGAATGCGGACACGGGTGTTGTCCAGAGACTGCAAGCCTTCGACACGAATCGTGTAGTTTGCCTCGACAGGCAGATACTTGCCAGTGTCAACCTGCAAAAGCAGAAAACAGTGAGACTGCACAGTGTAAATGGGTGGCGGAGAAAAGGACCTGGTCCATATTCTGGTTTTCCCAATATGGATTGGAAGTAAAGTTTTGGATGTTGTATGGGCCGGCTGCAGTCAGGCCAACGGGACTGTACTGGTAGAAGACACAGCCCTGGCGAGCTGGAACGGGCGGTTCGGCCGTGGCGTCACGGAAACAGGTGAAATCGGTCAGATCGGTCAGGAGCGGATACTCAGACGTGGGGATCATGTTATTCGAGGTCTGGAGGTTCTGCTGCAGCGACCCGTGGCGGGCCGCCTTCAGGAACTTGACGTCTCGGCTGAGGGAGTTGATGGCACGCGCATTGTTGCGCGTGT